TCTCGGTTCCTCGCCAGCGTGAGCCAGTGTCTCTCTTATCTTCCGCTGGCGCACCAACTGCGTTTCGTTATCAACATCCTTTGGACAGAGGAGCAAACCATCTTGCATTTGCAACTGATCCAAGGGAAAGTCAAACTTACAACGGTCGCACCTCGACCAGGACACTCCGCGCAAGCCACTATGTCGCTGCGACGGCACAGGCAGACCCTCCAAAAGTGTCAACTAAACTAACACTTTAGGGCGTCGTGCCCCAAGTCCCAAGCCAAGAAGCAGCACCTACCGAATACCGACAGTAAGCGATATTCTTTACCGACAGAGTATCAAAGTCGTCAGAGTAATCTTCGGTAAGCGGCTTGCGGTCAAAGAACTTCAGTTGGTGAAACTGCTTCTCACAAAGCAAACCCCACGCCGTTGGTGACGTAAGGTATTTACCTACCTGGAACTGCAAGCCCTGACGTAGAAGGGCATTGACTTCATTGTTAGCCGTTCCCGGCCTGTTCGGCGAAGCGAGGTACTCAATCGCAACGAAAATCAGTTCTGGAGGAATCCAAAGATACGCCGGGCGCAAAGCGACTGGGAAACCAACAGCGTCGATTAAACGCTCGAAGTGCCGAATCCCAAGTTGAAGCGACGTTTGCGATATGTCCATGTCCGTCGCCGGCCTGTTTGGATACGTTCCAGCGGAAGCAATAATTCCGCTAACACCAGGTCCAAGAGCCGTTGCGGCAGCACCACCGGGCAAGGGATGTGCCGAGTTGAACAGACTAACACCGTCGTTCGATGTTACTGTAGTGAAGCCTAGGTTAAAGATATTAGCACAGTCCTGTTCTTTACGGAAATTCGCGGACCGTGTTAACGTCTTTGGTGCCTGACGAATGAGGTTGTACTTATCGTCCTCGATAAGCTCGAAGCTAGCACGCACGCCAAGAGCAAAGGTAGAGTGCATGAAACGCACTGATGGACCTTCAATCAAGGCAGTGTAGTTAATAGCCTCACCCTCTGGCTTTTCAACCATTGGCCCGCCTCCAGCATATTCGACTTCATCTTCGTAGGCAGAATCCGAAACTTCGATGTTGAAAACCTTATCGAATTCGGATTCTGCTTGAAGCAAGTCGTTCCACTGAATAAACAGATGGTGCAGACCTAAAGCCAGCACTTGTGAATACTGACCGCGTACCATCGACATTTCTCCTCCTCCTCCTCCTCAACTCACGAATGCTCGTTCCAAGCGGAACGTCTTACGCGAACCAGTGTATAACAGCCGGCATGACGATGAAGTAAACTCCACGGCGCGAGGCCGCAGCAAGATTCTTCTCGCTTTCGTCAAGATCAACAATCTGCACAGCAGCATTGGCACCAGTTTTGGACTTATCCACGTACCAGTAGCCATCAGAGTCGATGGTCAAGCCATAGTTAATACCAATATCAGCTTGAGTCAAAGACTGTCCAGTTGGATTGATCTGTCCTTTAAATACCGTTTCGACAACAGCAAGTTCAACTCCGCAACGGCCATCGTTGATGGGCGCGCCACGCGGAATCTTGACGGCGGAAGGCATGTGCGGAACGGTGCCGTAGTGAAGTGTGTGCGGTACACCAGCTACAGCAAGACCACTTCCCGCTTCTTGACTAAACCCAACGATGGAATCAGTCAAGTCAGAGCCATCCCACGCTTGCAGAAAGCCGTCGGTATGGATTTGAACTGGAGTACCATCCAAGAAGGTCTTGGACGCACCTTCTTTAAGCCTCCGCACAGCCGGCTGGTTGTCAGTCGTTGTACGGCAAGCTCGGATCGGCATTGACGCCATTTCTCAGCCTCCTATTCCTTTAAGATCTTTCTCGTTTGGGGTAAAGACGGACATCTTCCGTTTGAGTTCAGGCGGCTCACTAACTCCGCCTAAAGCTTCTTTAAGAACACGCTCTCCAGTCTTGCCATCCTGTTTCGGACTAGAAGCTCTAAGCGCACGCTGTACATTGTATTTCTGTTCGCCAAGAGCTTTATTGCGGTCGATTTTCATTAAAATCAAATCGCTGCTTTTGAAATGACCGTCTTTAAACACGACACCTGGAACTTCGGCGTCGACCGGAGTCGCGTTGACATAGCCCTTAGCTTTGGCTTGATCATATAGGAAACCGTCCTGGAAGGAACAGTTCGCCCACTTGAACCAAAGCGCAGGATTCTTCGAAATTACATTCTCAATTCCAGTAGACGTAAGCGGCCTTGCAATGATGTTATCATCGAACAGGAAAGCCGCATCGCGTCTTCCTTGTGGTGAAAGTTGCGGCATGTTTTACTCCTTAGCTTGAAACGATACGTGACCACTTGGACTGACCTGCATACGTTCCTTTTGTGCAAGAAAATGTTCCGGGGAAATCTTCAAACTACGGGCCATCTTCACTTCGTCCTCGGTTAGTTCAGCCTTCTTCGACGGAGACAAAGGACTAGCTCCACCACCAGATTCGATAAAAAATTCCGACTTGTCTTTGGTGATAAGTTCACCGGCGTGTGAACCGACAACCTGTTGGAATACACGCTCGTAAGTCTCTGGAAACTGACGGAATTGCAGTGGGACCGTCTCGAAAAGCTTATCGACCTCCCCACGGAACTTCGTCAAAAGCCTCGCGTGCAAAGGGCTCTGCTGAACACGCTGCTCACCAATAAACTTCGCGGACTGCGCAGCAAGAGCTAACTGGTTTTGGACAATCGGACCAAGACGTTCACTAAAGGCTTTGTCCTCATCTTCGAGGATACTCGTTGGACCTGTTGTTGCAGCAGCGGCCGCTGTACTATGACGGTTCGCTTCCAAAACTTGGATCGAAGCCTGCGCAGCCTGCAAATCCGCTTCGGCTTTCTGTAGAGCCGCTATACCCTGCGCGTGGGCTGTCTTAGCAGTCTCGTGCTCCGCCGACGCTGCACGAAGCGTTTTAAGCTCCGCAACGATCTCGCCAGGCGTCTTTCCTTTTAATTCCTCCGGCATGTCGCCTTCGTCATCTTTAACCGGAGGGTCACCCCTTGTCCACTTCATGTTTACTCTCCTTTTTCTTGAGTTCTTCCGGCAATGCCAGAATCTTCTTTAGCACCGCTACCGCGCCCTGCGCCTTAAAAACCTCATTGAGATTGCTAGAGCATTCCAGGGAGTGTTGCCAATGCCCCAGCTCCCCCTTGATCCACTCCAGGAACACTCGCGCCGGCTGGCTGTCCAACCATTGGTGAACCACCTCCGCCTGTCTTGGCTCGTAGATGCTCAATTCGCGCCTCCGGCACAAGCCTTGTAGGCTCATCCTGACCAAAGTTCCTCAACACGGATTTCATCAACGAATCCGCCGAACGGATCGCGTCTATTAAATAATTCTTAATTTCTGGAGGAACCATTTGGTTCGCGGCTTGCCCAATCATGGCAGCTATCGCCCCATAATGCTTCATCATAATCTGAACTAACATAATATCGGCTTGCTTTTCAAGTTCACGATTCAGCGAAGCCGTCGCCGCAAGGACAGGCATAAAAACGGTCTTATTTTTAATTGCATCGAAAGCCTTCCGCAAATGCTCGGCTGACTTTCCGTACGAAGCAAAACGACCTGGATCTGTACCGAAGTACGCAATTTCATTTGCAATAACGCGACCAAGACGCAAGTGTGCGGTACGAATATCGCTGATGTGCATATCAGTACGTGTGTTACCTTCCTGTAAAAGGGACAACGTACCCATTGCGGTGTATACACCACGTTTCGTAAACGTACCCGCGCCAAAGCCTTGCATCGGGGGCGAAACGCCACTTAGCTTGTCAGCTAAGTCAAGACTTAAACGCTCCTCGTCGATGTTCACCTGCGAAGGCTCGCCATGAGAAATTGCCTCGATGTCGTCCTTCTCAGCCGGTATATGAGCACCCGGATATATATCAAAGCCCTCGCCCGCAGCCGGAGTATTCGGCGAAACACGAAACATCTTCGCATTGGCGACAGTTTGTGCATCACGTCTCTGATTATGAATCTGCGAAGTTTCTTCCTGAAAAGTCGAGAGCTTCTCAGCAAGTCCGTAACCGTAGTAGCTTCCGTCACGCGGAAAAAGCCTTGCGCCAATCCAAGGTTCGTCGGGGAAGAATGAGAAAATACTTCGTAGAAGCGTACCGGAGTTGTAGTGATAACAGGCTATCAACCTTGCTTGCGAAGTTCCTTCTCCGTAAATGCACCAGCACTCGTATATATACCACTCCCGGGAGTCCGGTCCTTGAATGGTTTGCGCTCCCACTTTGCTTTCAACTTCTTTTTGCGGAGCAGTTGGGCCTGATGCATCGGGTGAAGCAACAACGGCGTTGTAGATTTCGTTCTCTTTTCCACGCGCATACAATTCTCTAGCGAAACGGCTCTCAAGTTCTTGCAGATTCAAACGAACGCGGTGCGCCTTGAAACTAGCGTTCTTCAGAACGTTCGTTTGTACAGGAATGAACAAATCCTCGAAGAGAACCTTTTCCGGACGAGGACCGTCGTAAACAGTGTCGTCGATGAAATCGTACTTACCAGTACCATCACCCGATGGAACGGCAATCGCTTCGACTTGCGTTTCCCACGGACATTTGATAACCGACGTTCCGTATTGCACAACATCGTTGAGGAACTCACGGTAAACGCGGTACAAATCCAATTCTTCGGGCTCAAGAGCCAAATCCGTTAAGTAACGTTCAATCGCCATACGAAGCGGTTCGGCATCGCCTCCAAAATCGCCACCGACTTGGAAAGGCCATATTGGACGAAGCTTATAGATCGCGGCGATTAGACGAGCCACCAAAGTGTCGGCGTGTATAGCCACGATTGGAACAACAAGGTTACTAGCGTTCGGGAATGGATAGTTGCGTATCCTCTGTAAAGGCTGGGACTCGTAAACACGCCGCCAGCTTGGGAGCTTAGTTTCATGGATTTCGCGGAGACCTTCAATACAAGAGCGCAGATTTTCCTTTAGGAAAGCTTTGAACTTCGTTTCGCCTTCTTTCGAGAAGTTCACATGAATCGGCTGGACCATGAAACTACTTCCGTCTCCTATGAGGCTTCTGCCCAGTCGAAGCTACGCATACCGCGTAAGGGTTTACCTTTTTCTTCCCACGTCGATTCCGCGCTCTAACATGCGCGATGCAACGCATGAGCTTCGCTGGCATTAGTTCACTCCCACTGAGTAAGGCTTCCCCATTTCCTGCAGACGTTGTCTATTAGACGCCATCCATGCAGGCATAAATTTAGAATAGGCAAAGCTTTTCAACACTTGTGGCGCGTAAGCCAACGCATCAAGGATGTCGCAAAACCTTCCCTTTGGGAACGTCGTGTATTCCCCAATGAAATCCCCTTGATGCCTCTGGCACCAAAAACGTCCTTCTTCAAAGATTGGTTGTAAGACGGTAAGAATGCGGGATTCCTTACGGCGTGTGATAGTTCCGTCAGGACCTTCGACCTCGCCCTTGAGCGGGATTATCTTCAGATAACGATTCGCTTGTCGATTGCGATAGTCGATATGATAAGCAACAAACCGCTGTGCAGCGACCGTTTCAACGCCAAGTTTACGAATGTTCCACTTATCAGCAAGCTCATAAATCTTACCGAAGTAATCGTCGTAAGGTGCGCCTGAGGCCCAACAATCGAGTAGATAGTAATGGTCGTCGTCCGACAAACCAAGTACGACCACGGAGTGGCGGCAACGCCCCAAACCAGCGTTGCCGGCGTGCGCTGGATCGGTAACCTCAGCTAATCCGAGATGTGTAATCTCAATGTCTCTACGAACGCTACCATCGTAGACCTCGTGTTGGACAACGAGACGACCGTCTGGTTTGGTAAAGAGTTTGAAGTGACGCAGCCACTCAGGATGGAAAGCCGCATTCTCAGGGGCAGCGGGGTTATTAAGGAACTGCGCGGAGAAGTTGTAACTACCAAGTTTCCTCCGAATTCGTTCGAGCTTCTCGACAGAGAACATTTCCGGAAAGATCGGCGTATCCGGAGGATGTTC